TATCGTAAAATAAAATATGGTAGAATTAATCCATTTTCTCTAACGCTTAAATCGCTAGAAAATCTTGTATATTGGCATAGTAACTCAAGTGATACTTTAAGTGAATATATTGTTAAACAAATAGATTATGCTTATTATTATAAAAAATCATTTGAGGGATTGGACAAAATGAAAACTTGGGAACTTAAAGGTTGGCAAAAATTGTTACAAGAAAATAATGAGCGGATTACAAATGAATTTGATAAAAGAAAAATACAACATATGTAAAATTAAATAAAATCAATAAATCAATAAATCAATAAATCAAATAAATCAAATAAATCAATAAATTAATTAAATTAATTAAATTAATAGTATACGAATATTTTATATTAAAGATATATTAATTCATATTAACAGTGCTGTTAGTATGGATTATCTAAAAACCAGTTGTGATGTTTTAAAATCTTTTACAAATACTTATGTTGGTTATATAAACTCTTCCACACAAAAAGGATATTTTTTTAATAATATATTTGGTAAATTAGAACAAATAAATAAGGTATATGATGATAAATATATTAATTATAATAAATTTAATATTTTAAATAAATTTTTTGCCACAATAGGTTGTTATTATGTAACAAAATTAACATATAAATCAGTAATACATACATTTGATTTTAAATTTAATAGAATATCATTTTTAAGAAAAATCCCTTATTTTAATAGTTATATAAATAAAAAAATTAGTGATACGAATAGTATTATACGTAACGAACTAAAAATAAAAGAACATAATTTTATCACAGTCATTCCAAAAAAAGGTTATGATATACAACAATTAACCAATTTGCAAAATATATATAAATCTTACAGAAAGTATGATTATAATGAAGGAAAAATTTCTGGAACTGTATATTATGGTAATGATGAAGAATATAATAAACTTCTTATAAATAGTTTCAATGAATTTATATATAGTAATCCATTACACCCAGATGTGTTCCCTGACATACGAATAATGGAAACGGAAGTTGTTAGTATTATATGTAATTTATTTAATGGTAATAAAACTTCGTGTGGAAATATAACTAGTGGTGGTACAGAAAGCATTTTATTAGCATGTAAAACTTATCGTGATTGGGGAAAATATACTAAAAATATCAATAAACCTGAAATTATTATCGGAGAATCAGCACACGCATCATTTAACAAAGCAGGTGAATACTTTGGAATTAAATTAGTAACAATACCAATTGATATTGAAACTGGAAAATTAAATATTTATAAAATGAAAAAAGCAATTACAAAAAATACTGTCTGTATAGTTGGTTCAGCACCATCATTTGCCCACGGTGTAATTGATGACATTGATGTTATGTCTGATATTGCTAAGAAAAACAATATTGGTCTTCATGTAGATTGTTGTTTAGGAGGATTTATACTTCCATTTTTATGCAAAAATGGATACTATGGATGTAAATATGATTTTATTCTTGATGGTGTTACTAGTATTTCTGCAGATATGCATAAATATGGTTATACACTAAAAGGTTCGTCGATTGTAATGTATAAAAATACTGAACTTAGAAAATATCAATATTATGTTAACACAGATTGGAATGGAGGAATATATGCAACGCCAACTATTGCAGGTTCTAAATCAGGTGCTTTGATTGCAGTAACATGGACATCAATATTATATCACGGTATGAATGGTTATTTTACAAATGCATCGAATATTGTAAAACTCCGACAACAAATTGTCAATTCTGTTCTAGATATCGAGGGATTAATTATTATTGGAACACCTGTTGTATCAGTTATCGCATTTCGTTCAGAAAAATTTGATATATATAATGTTGCGTCGAAAATGAATTCATTTGGTTGGAATTTAAATATACTTCAAAATCCACCAGCATTTCATATATGTCTTACAAAAATACACGTTAAACAAAATATTAAAGATTTGTTTGTTAATAATTTAAAAACATCGATCGAATATGCAATTAAAAATCCAAAATCAAAGAAAAATGGTACTTGTGCAATATATGGAATGACTACAAAAATTGGGGATAAAAATATAATAAGAGAAGTCGCATATAGTTATATGGATGCACTTACATCAATATAAATATTAATGTATTGAATAAATATTAATGTAAATGTGTATAAATTAATATATATAACAAAGTAGTAATGTTAATATTATGATATTAATTGCACCGTGATTATAATTTTCTAATACATCATTGTCATATTTGGTATTAAATAATATATCAAATATGTCTATTCCATAATTTGTATTTTTATTCTTATGATGTTCTTGATGTGTTTTTGGAAAAACTATATTGTAATTTATATTATGTATTGATGAATAAAATAAAGTCCATAAAAAAATAGTACGAATATCTAATATTTTTGCAAGGTAAATAAATAATATTATTACTCCTCCTTGTGACAAAAAATTGTTTATAAATTCTAATATAATATTATACCATTTTTTATTAATCTCTAAATTATGATGAACAATATCATGAAAATCTACAAAATAACAAAATTTTTGTACTATTTTATTTAATACCTTATTTTCTGTTATATAATTTTTATTTGAATTATACATATTTGTATAACTAATTTTGTGACATATTAAATGAATAAAATATCCTATAATTGATGTTATTATTATTGTTATTATTATTTTAAATAATGAAGTTTTTTTAGTATATGATATATACAATATACATAACAATAATACAATATAAAATTTAAAATTCATTTTTATGCTTTTCCATAGATTTTTGGGTTCTGTAATAGTTTTCTTAAAATAATAAAAATTCTTTTGCATTATTTCATCGTCTGTATTAGTACCTATGGTACATCCATTGAATTTCTTTTTTTTATATTTAATACATCTTTTGTATTTCTTTTTTTTATATTTAATACATCTTTTGTGTTTTTTATTATTTCTTTTTAAATTCATATTATATTTAATTTAATAAAAATAATATGATAATAACGGAAATTAAAAATTTTGGAGATTGGGTATCTATCCTATCAGCAACATAAGGAATGAACGGTAAAATTGGTGACAAAGTATAAACGACGAAATCGACCATAGTTATATAGATTCACTTACATCAATATAAAATGGTATAAAAATATATTTATTTATTTATTTATTAAATAATATGAATATTGAAAATGATACAAATACAAATACAAATACAAATACAAATACAAATGAAAATTCAATAGAATATACTAAATACAACGCAATGCCTCGTTTTAATGCCATTAGAAGTATAGCAGAAGAGTGTATTAATGATGATGATTTATTAGATGTAATACGTTTAAAAAATTTTCCAGTATGTTATGATGGTTTTGAACCTAGTGGAAGAATGCATATAGCACAGGGTATAATGAAAACTAATATTGTTAATAAATTAACTGCGAATAACTGCAAATATAAAATATGGATAGCAGATTGGTTTGCAATGTTAAATAATAAAATGGGTGGAGATCTTGAAAAGATTAAAATTGTTGGTCTTTACATGATTGAATTATGGAAAGCATGTGGAATGAATCTCGAAAATGTTGAATTTGTATGGGCATCTGATGAAATTAATAAAAATCCCAACAAATATTGGTCTCTTGTTATGGATATCGCAAAAAATAATACCCTCAAAAGAGTTATCCGCTGTTCCCAAATAATGGGTAGAGATGAAACCGATGACTTAACTGCAGCACAAATATTCTACCCTTGTATGCAATGTGCTGATATATTCTTTTTAAATGTAGATATATGTCAACTTGGTTTAGACCAACGAAAAGTGAATATGTTAGCACGTGAATATAGTAATATCAAGAAAATGAAACACAAACCTGTTATACTTTCTCATCATATGTTATTAGGTTTAAAAGGTGGTGATTCAAAAATGTCTAAATCAGACCCCGATTCAGCAATATATATGGATGATACAACATCTGATGTAAATAGAAAAGTAAAAAAATCGTTTTGTCCATTAGGAATTGTAGTTGGAAATCCAATATTAGAATATGTAAAATACGTTATTCTTCCTAGAGTAAATGTATTGACTATTTCTAGAAATGATAAAAACGGTGGTGATATAGAATATACAGAATATGATACTTTGGAAAAGGATTTTGTAAATCAAAAACTACATCCCGGAGATTTAAAACCCACAGTTGCTAAATATATAAATTTGATACTTGACCCAGTTAGAATATATTTTGAAGAGAATAAGAATGCACGAGATTTAAGAGATAAAGTTAAAGAATTTAATGTCACACGATAAATATTGTTATTTTAAGTGAATTTTAACGGAAAAATTATATTGATAAGATTTTATTGGATATATAAAAAGTTTATGAATATAAATATATTGATGAATCAATGCATAATAGAAATTCAAGAAGTTCAAGAAATTCACGAACCATTATCAAATATCGATAAATGGAATAAATGGAGTGGCAAATCTAATGACATTCCATTTAAATCTACTATTAAATGTGTAGGTAATGGAGAACAAAAATTAGCAAAAGAACTTGATATTATAGAAACTTTGGGTGGTCAAAATAATACAATTGATCTTAAACATCCTATATTAGGAAATATTAGTGTTAAAGATATGACAAATGATGATTGTGTATTAGGAGTTGAAGGTAGACAAAATTTACGATATATATTTCGAAAAAATGTTAATCCATTATTAAACTGGTCTGAAAAATATAAAGATAAATGTCAATATGCTGATAGCATTTTTAACGAATTAAAAAAAAAATATGGTAAATCTAAAACTAATCTATTTGATGGTATAGATAGATTAGAAATAAGTAGAAAAAATTTTGAAGAATTAAACAAAATTTTAGAAAATATAAAAATCGATATCCACAATATTGACTCACCATCTATTAAAAGTGATTATATTACAGAAATTTGTAAAAATCTCGAAGGAAGTTCTTTAATAGAAAAATGTAATGAATGTGTTCGTAAAGAAGCGACCAATTATACTCTTATAATTGTTCATAAATCAAATGGTTGGATGATAGTTAGAAATTTAAATAAAATAATATGTCCTCGTATTACCAAAGGAGCTCCTAGAATTAATGTAAATTTATAATTTATAATTGATTATCTAAATTTAATATTAATTTTGCCAAAACAAATGAAAATTTAGGTGGTACAGCATTACCTATTTGTCTATACATAGATGATATAGAACCACTAAACATAAAATCGTCTGGAAATGTTTGTATTCTTGCATATTCTCTTACTGTCATTCTTCGTTCTTCACTTGGATGTATATTTATAACTGGACCACCAGTTCCTCCACCTCGTCCTGTTATCGTAGGTGATATTTTATTCCAATCTAATTTTCTATTACCTATATATCCATTAATATTTACTTTATGTTTTGTTCCTATATGCTGAATACTTTCATCATATTCTATTGATAAATCACCAATTGCATCATGTAATGTTTTTGTTATTTCGTGCTTTTCTTCTGGCCAATTAAATACAATTTTATCGGTAATATCATCACGAATACCAATAAATATAACTCTTTCTCTATTTTGTGGTATATCATACCACTTAACTTTGAATAATTTTGTATGGACGTTATAACCACATTTTTCTAAATCTGAAACAATCATTTTAAATATTTTACCTTTTAAATTCTTCTTATCCTCATTATTTTCATATCCACCCAAACTTAATATACCTTTTACATTTTCGAATATGAAATATTTGGGCATCTTTAATTTTAAAAGTCTAACTAATTCTAAATATAATTTATTACGATTATCTGTTTCTTTTCTATATAAATTTGCTACCGAAAATCCTTGACAAGGAAATCCTCCCATTAATATATCGCAATTAGGAATGGTCATAATTTTAGTAATATCTTCGCAAACCGGGGTATATTTATAATATTTTTTGTAACTATCACACGAATCTTTGTCAAAATCATTGACATATACCACATCATATGATTCTGAAAGTTTATGAAAAGCATAATCTAATCCACCACAACCAGCAAACATAGAAACGACTTTTAATTTACTAGTTTGTAATTGGTTTGTCATAATTTATTTCGTTATATAATGTTAATATAACATTAATTTTTAAATAAAATTTTCAAATTATTTTTATAAAAACAACTAATATATAGTATTAGTAGTTTGTTTTGAAAAACAAAGTATATTTTGGAGATTGCGGGTATCGATCCCACTGCCTCTCGCATGCAAAGCGAGCGCTCTACCATATGAGCTAAATCCCCTTGATATTACAATATGGTGATTTCTTTATATGATTTATGATTTATGATATATGATTTATGATTTATATTTATAAATTCTCTTTTTCAAAAAATTATTACTTAAAACATAAATGATAAATAATTATTTATAGATTATGAAATACGATATACAAATTGGAAATTATAACTTTATATATCCATTTTATCAAATATGTTCAATTGCATTCTGTTATTTTTTTGGAATTATATTACATTTGTCTTTTAATATAAGATTTGACATAATAGGTAGAATCGTCAGTACAATTAATGCTTTATGTATATCATATTACTCAATAATGTTTGCATTTGGTTATACCGATCAAGAAACTTTTGTAGGTGCATATTCTTTAATGGTTGGGTATATGATATATGATATATTTTTTATGTTTAAAGCGTTAAATTATAAAATTAAACAAGCATTACCATATTTAATACATCACAGTGTTGTTGTAATTAGTCAATGTACAATTCGTGATTTTGCATATACATATGCGATCGCATCATTATCAGAAATACCGACAATTTTCTTAAATATATCTTGGTATTTAGTTAAATATAATCGTCGAGGATTATTATTGAAATACATTGGGTATATATTAGGTTTATCATATTTTATTACTCGTCCTTTGATATTTACTTGCTTAAATATATACTTTTATATAATCAGTTTTACTAATATAATGTTAGTTATGTTACCACTAGTAACAGTCTTAAATTATTATTGGTTCTTCAAATTATATATGAAAATACGTACAGAAATAAAATACATAGATAAAATAAATTAATTTATTTGTTTCCTTTTCTTGGAGTGTTTTTTGTGTTTTTTGTGTCTTTAGTGTCTTTTGTTTCTTTAATGCCTTTAGTGTCTTGAGTTTCTTGATTGTCTTTAGTGTCTTTGGTTTCTTTAATGTCTTTAGTGTATTGAGTTTCTTTTGTGTCTTGAGTTTCTTGATTGTCTGTAATATTTTCAATACAATCTGATTTTTTAATATCAATAAATATACTTTCTTCGGTTCCTGGTATAGGCATTCGTGTAACAGTATATGTAATATATTTATTGTTCCTTAATACACGTATTATAACAGTACTTCCCTCTTCACCAATCATCATGTTTTTAATATCATTAAGTGTCATTCCATTGATATTCTTTTCATTTATAGAAGTAATAATATCTTTTATTTGAATTCCAGTATTATATGCAGTTGAATTCTTAACTACTGCTAATACAGATACGGTATTTCTAACTTTACCTATAAGCATTCCTACACCAACTTTACTGATTTTTGTTTTTGAAACTGTTTCTGGTGTTGCACCTTCTGAATCGACTACAATATAATCATTATATAACGTATTTGATATATCTTCTCTTATTCTATGTAATGTATCTATTTCGTTCTGTAATGTTTGTAATGAAATACTTTTGTCCTTGATAATTTCTTCGATTTCGTTTAGGGTTTCAAGACTGATGTTTTCAGATTCCATCCTAACATAATACATATAATTTATTTATGATAATTAATTATAAATTCATTTTAAAATTTATAATATTATATAATTACTTAAAAATTTTATCACATTACAAATGTAATAATGTCATCAGAATCAGACATTATATCATCACAAATTATTGATGTAAATAATGACGAAAATAATGACGAAAATAATGACATAAATGACGAAAATAATGACATAAATTACGAAAATAATGACATAAATGACATAAATGACATAAATGACATAAATGACATAAATGAAAATAATGACATAAATAATTATCCTTTAAGGTATCCTTTTACATTATGGTATCATAAATTATTTGATAATGATTGGAGTGATGAAAGTTACAAAAAAATACTTACCTTTGATAATGTTTTAGATTATTGGGGTCTTACAAATAATATGCCTCCTCTTAAAAAAGGAATGTTTTTTATGATGAAAAATGATATTCTTCCTCAATGGGAAAATGAAGAAAATAAAAATGGAGGATATGTTTCATATAAAGTCCATATGTCTCAAGCAACAGAAGCTTGGACTGAAATGTCTATGGCATATATAGGTGGTTATATAACAAAAGATTATGACAATATTGAATATATTAATGGGATTTCTATATCTCCAAAGAGATATCATTGTATTATAAAAATTTGGATAAATAATCATAATTGGTATTCAAAAAATATTGTAAATCCAGTAAATCTATTATCAGATGCCATAGAATTTTATGAAAATTCTAAAGCTATATATCAAAAAAATAGTGAAAAAAATTAAATTAATTAAATATGTTAAAATTGGATAATGATTAAATTTATTTAAATTTTATCAGATTTGATGTTACATTTCATTTACTCTAGGTGCTAAACATAATTTGATATCACCTAAGTCTCCTACTTTATAAAGAATAATAATTGGAAAATCATTCTTCATACATATCATAATTGAATTGCATAGGTTTGTACATTTTGTAAACAAAAATAAGTATTTTAAAGAAAATAAACCTTGTACTATTTGGTTTTCATTTGATACTTGTGAAAATGATAACCCAGATGTTGAATTTTGTCCTATTCTAGTTAATTGAGTACAAAAATCTCCTTTGCAATAAAACACAATTGTTTTACCATAACTCTTAATATCAACTATATCCGCAATTCCATTCATATCTCTTATTATTTTTTGGAAATCTGCAGAAGGCATAGTTAAAACAGAATCAAAATCAACATCATTTACATCAACTGCTTCTTCATTTATATCCATTAAACTTAATTTATATTCCGTAACAGAATTTTTATCACCATTTTCAATTCTTATACCTAATTTTTCTTGACAATCTGATTCAATATATAACATAAGAGTGTCACTGTTATTCATAGTCTTTATAAGTTTAAAAAAATTTAACATGTTAACTCCGATTGTATATTTTTCTTCACATACATAGTGGTCAAAATCGGAAGCATTTAATTTAAGATGTACAAAAACAGTATGTGTTCCATCCATAGTTCTAATCTTCATTCCTGTTTCATCAAATTCTATATTAGCATCTGTTAATATTTCTTTTAATGCTTCAATCAATGTACGAAATGAATTTGTTTGAACGGTTTTTAATTCTAGAATATTTTTAGATGCTCCTCCTAACATATTACTTCATAATTTTACATAAATATCTTTAAGTAAAAAATCTTAAAATAAACGAACGATATTATATAAAAATAATATATTTATTTATAATATGGAATATATATTTTCATTTAAAAATTATGTATCTGAACTGATACATAAAAATGACAGTAATGTAGATATTCTAAAAGATAACGATAACGATAAATATAATGATGATTCAACTAATCTAGATTCAAATAATATAGATACAACTTTAAACGATAGTTTCGTAATTATAGAAAATCTTATACCAAAACCACCTCCATACCCAAACTTTCATAGAATATATTATTCGAAAGAAGCATGGAAAACGAAACTTGATAAGGGTTTATTTAATAAATCTTCCCTTGAAGATAATGTTGATAATGTAAATAATGATAATTTAAATAATACTATAAAAAAAACACAAACTTTTGAACATATAAAATATAAACAATATAACCCTCATAATAATAAATTATCAAGTAATTTAAATGATTATTTTGGATATAAAAAATATTATAATAATTTGGAGAAATATAATTTAAAAAATGCCAGTAATTTTAACGTATTAGGTAATTTTAAATATAATTTTACACATTTAGGAAATTTGCCACCAATAGACATTTATAAAAATAATTTATATAAACCTATTAAGGGAAATTCATACTTGTATAATTTACATCAACCTCATACACGAATGACATCTGCGAAATATAATAATAAAAAATCTGGACCAAAATAAACATTCTGGACCAAAATAAAATTACAATCAAATGTATCAATATAATATTCAATTAATTTATTTTATTCATCATATTAATCCATTAAATTCAGATTATTTTTTTTAAAAAATATATATACACCAACCATCAATGATATTATAATTAATATTATAAAAAATTCTGTTATAAATGAAATAGGTTTAGTATATGGTTCGTCTTCCTTCGTTTTTGATTTATTTATATATTTTTTTATCTTTCTTACTGGACACCCTAATTTTCGATAATCGTTTATTATAATTCTTCGAAGTTTATTTGATTTACACTCTTTAATATATGTATGAAGATATTCGCATTGTTCATCTACACTTTTTGATTGTGATATAAGATTTTTAAGGTCATTTTTGTAAATTTCCTTAAGTTCTTTTCGTGTAATATTTTTACATACTTTTCCCATCCTTTACTTTAATGGAGTATTTTTCTTTTGATAAAGTATATAAATGCGATTAAATTTAAAATCGAAATATACTTGGATTTTTATAACGATATTGTTAATTATAATACTATACTGTTCTATATATAACAATCGAGTAGTTAGTAAAGAAAATTTTATTGGTGATGGTCCTGGTGTTGGTAAAAGTTTTGGTAATTATTATATTCCAAAAACTGGTTGTACGAATTGTTTTCCAGGTTCGTATTTAAGAAGTGAATTATATCAAAACGTTTGTGATAATGGAACAAATCTTAGAAGAGATAAAATATCTACCAATTTTGATGGTTGCTTACGTAAATTATAATTATATCGTTTAGTTATTTTTACATAATTATCTTAACATAATGTAAAGTAAAATATGAAAAAATTTTTAAATAAAAATTTATTACCTATTCTTATTATTGTATCTATATCATTATTATTTGGTATGTCATATTCATGGTGGTCTTCCGAAAAAGAAGGATTTAATAATGGTGTTCTAGGATTGACTGAAGGTAAACATCGTGGACCTCCTGGTCCACGTGGTTATCAAGGGGTACGAGGTGGTTCTGGTCCGAGAGGACCAATAGGTTCACGAGGACCAAGAGGATATATGGGTCCTCTCGGACCAAGAGGTACTCAAGGTGTTGATGGACCGCGTGGTCAAGCAGGTCAAGATGGTGCTATAGGACCACAAGGACCGCAAGGAATTCAAGGACCTCAAGGACCTCCAGGAATAGTAACAGGAGCAGAAATAAGTGCAAATGGAATAACTGGAAAGATTGGTCCTGCTGGTCCTGCTGGACCTGCTGGTTCCGATGGTAAAAATGGTAAAAATGGACTAAGAGGTGCTCGAGGTGTTGATGGACTGCGTGGTCAAGCAGGTAATAATGGACAAAATGGACAAGATGGACAAAGAGGACCAATAGGTCCTGCTGGTCCTGCTGGATCGGCTGGATCTGCTGGATCTGCTGGACCTACTGGACTAAGAGGTCCTACTGGTCT